ATTAAACCTTTCACCCGACAGAGACATCTGAAGATCTTTAATCTCACGTGCTGTTTTAAGGCCAATTCCCTTAATGTGATCCGCAAGCATTTGTGCGGTAGCGGAATTGACATTTAAACGGTGATCAGGGGGAAAATCCCGTGGGTCCTCTTTGGCTGCTTTATCTTTGACTTGAAGAGTTTTTACCTTTTTGGTAGCCTCTTCATCTGGGATAAGTTCAGAGTTGTAAGCGGTGTAAAGGCGACCGTCCTGATCTTCGACCATGAACCAATCGCCATTATCAAACTCACTGACAACTTTGACGCGAGCGCCAGTTTTTTTGTGCTGGTAAAGCATAAGGACCAGATGTTAATTCTGGTCCTAGTTTAGCTTATTCAGCTGACAGTGCGGCCAAGCAGGTAAGCTTCGATGTCTTCGTAGCCAGGGGCAATGTCAGGCTGGACGTAGCAGGTTTCCACAACCAGGTAACCAATACGACCGGCGGCGGCGTCACCGCTGGAGATGTAGAAACCACCGGAAGTTGTGGTGGAGTTTGCAGTTTCCTTAGCAAACACACGCATCGTGGTCGCGGCAGTAACCGGGTAGTTCACCACGGAACCAGAGACACCAGCGGCGCCAGTAGCGGTCAGGAAGGCGTTGGTACCATAACCGGCAGTGCCGCCAGCGAAGTAGATTTCGCCAGCTTGGAGGCCGGAAACAGTGGAAGTTAGGTTGGCTTGAATCACGCCTTCACCCACGCCAGAAGCGGCGACAGGTGCACCACCGTTGCTGCGACCGAACGAAATGACGTTACCGGTAGCGGCATACACACCAGAGGCAACACGACCGTCACCCCAACCAGAGGCAACCGAAATGGCGGTGCGGTACACGTAAGCAGGCAGTGTGCTGCTGCCAGAGATCACCATGCCCGTGATGTCGGGACGAGTGTCATCCTGACGATAGGGAGAAGGAACGATCACAGCAGCGGAGTTGACGCTACCAGCACCAGAGGTGGTTGTCACTGCGACATAGCCACGCTGCTGGAAATAACGGTAACCAGGCAGAGCAAGGACCGAGGTGGGGCCACCAAGGGAGCTGTCGAGAGCAGTACCGCCTTCGACAACAGAGTCAATGTTCTTGTACCAGCCGTTCAGGGGTTCTGCCCAGTTGCCTGGGAAGATTTTTTTAGCGGACAAATAGGTCATTTATTTTTCCTTTTGTTAGTTGTTTACGTTATTGATCAGATGTTACCGTCATCTTGCACGAAGCTGAACGCGGTGGTCACAAAGTCCTTGTTCAGGATTTCAAAACCGGCGTACAGTTGCCAAATAAGAATGATGAAACGGCTGAAATCGTCGTTGTTGTTGATGAGCACCTGGGCGTTCGGGCCACCGATACCAACGCCAATCGCTTGAGGACCGAAGAAGTAACCTTGAGCGGCTTCTTTCACGTTATAGGTAGAACCACCGTCAAAGGAAGTGCTGATGCTCTTGATCGGGAAGTTGGTGGATTCGAAGAACTTAACGCCTTCAAACTGCACACCAGTAGGCATAACAGGTTCGCCAGCCAGGAAGTAGGCTTGACCGGCCTGGGGGCCTTGGTAGAAGCTGGCGTTGTTAGGCAGCATGGGGTTGCCCATGTACATGCCTTGACCAGGATTACCAGCGTAACGGGCGATCTCACGGAAGTCAGGGTCACGACGCAGGTGCATCATGAACGTGGGATCGCAAATACAACGATACAGACCATCGGCATAGGTCGGAACGTTGCGCTTGCGCAGGTCCTTAACAACGGTCAGCAGGTCGGTACGCACCTGGAACTGCTGCAGGTCAGCGGTGTATTCAGTACCAGTGTAGGAAATACGACCGGAAGAATCCTTAACCTTGTTACCAGCGAAGTAGTAACCGCCTTGAGTTGTAGAGGCTGCACCGTTGGCTTCAGCTTTGGACAGTTCATCAATGAACACGCGGTCACGCCACCGGCGATAGTCGTCAAGCAGCGTCAGGCTACCGATCGACTGGTGGAACATATTCAGGTTGCCGGTATCCAGCAGCATGCGCTGAGCGGTAACCAGAGTTTCGCGAGCAATCTTGAATGTGCTAGGCTGAGTCGGGTCGCCCGGATCCGCAGGACCCGTGTACTCCTTAAGCACCACCAGAACTTTCTCTTTGGTGATGTTACGGCTGTTAGCGGTACCGATCGTTTGGTCAGCAATACGCTCACGGCTGTCCTTAGTACCAGGGGTACCCCAGAACTTGTAGCGGTCCAACTGAACGGTTTGACCAGGCTGACGTGTGAAGTCGTGGACAACCACGGGCTCCACAGCCATCTCAGCGATGTACGCAGGGTGGGGACGATAAAGTTCCGCACCTAAAATCTTTGGAAAGTCGTTATCAATAAACACTTTGTTTTATCCTCCAGTGTCGCAGGAAGTGTGTTGTCAGGTGAAAGATTCAGACATGATTATGTCTTATCTAACACAAATTTTAGCAGCCGATAATTTATTTAATTACCGGCATTAAATCATTCCATTACAAACAGTTTGTTTGCAACGGTTTGAGGCTGAGCTTGGTTCAGGACGCGCCAGGCATTCTGAGGATCGCGATTCATCATCTCGCCAAAAGTGCCCCAGAAATTCTCAGGTGCTTGCGGAGCAGCAGCTGTCGGGGGAGCAGGGAAGTTGCCAGCTTGGAACTGACCAATCGACTGGGTCGGATAACCGCGTGTCTCAAGTTCCTGCTCGTTTTCGTACACAGGGTACGGACCTTCAGGACCAAAGAACTTAAGCGTGTAATCGCTCAGAACATCGGGATTGGTAAGGATCTCGTTGTAGGCAAGATTCTCTTGATGCTCGTTAACAGCGAAATTAGCGTAACCCTTGATGGTATCAGCGGCGCGGTTTCCCCACGCGACGGCGCTGTCCAGCATTTGCTCCAGGTTTAGAGCGTAGTTGTTCAGCACTGCCGGAGCTTCGATCCCGAACGCGTCCATCACGTACCGACTGTCCTGGCTCATTCCCAGGAGGTCCGCCATTTGGCTTGCCGCCTCCTGCAAGGATTGATTGGAGGAGGTTGGGGAATAGCTGGGCGAGTATGCCTGGTTGGGAGACCAAGTCTGCGGAGCCGATTGTTGCGTAGCTTGGCTGCTGTACTGTCCGTAATTGGCCGGGGTATACGCCGTCGTCGGCTGCGAGGGTTGACCCTGGAACGGGGATTGGACTGGTGCGCTCAGCAGATTCACCACCTTGTTGAACGCCGATTCCCAGGGATTCCCCGCCGAGTCCGCCGCCGGTTGGGATTGGGGGGCGTACTGAGTAGGGCTGGATTGGTAGCTGGGGGCTGCCTGAGGTACCGCTTGGGGGTAACTGGTACCCACCTGATACGCCACCGGAGCCGGAGCCTGGTAGCTGGCCGGAGCTGCTTGCGGTGCTGCCACCACGTAGCTGCTCGGCGCGACGGCCACTGGTGCTTGGCTCGTCTGTGGGATCGATTGGACGGTAGCGTCCTGCATAACTCATCTCCTTTTGTAAAGCTTCTAAAGTGCGATATAGATAGGGTGTTAAATCTAATCGCGGGTCCGCAGCCATCGGTAAATCCGGTGATTGCGGATGGGGAGTTTGCATCATTCCCCCCACAAGGCGAGCAAATTGAGAGTATGCACCCTGCAATTCATTCACCATTCTGAACGGAAACCCAGATAACATCTCGGCCCGTTCCTCATCCGTCTTGGACGGGAAGAGGTATTTCAGTGCCTCAATGCTATCAACACCTAACTCCTGTAAGTTGCGTACCACGATGGAGTTGTTCAGGATGTCTTGAGTGGAATCCTCATAAACAGGTCCAAGCCAACGCCACTGCATGGTCACATCGCCATCTGGAATCAAACCAGAAACACCGGGCGGAATCTGCTGCGTTTGAAGGCAAGCCATCATCAACTGCTTGACCTGATCATCAAATGCACTCATGGCATCGTTGTACGCTGCCAAGTCTTCCGCACTAGATTCCTCTGGGAGATCCAGGGGTTTTTCTAATCCTGCAGCAGCGGCCAGCGTCTCCCTGAACAGACGTTCTTCCTGGTAGATGATCAGTTCAAAACAACGGCAAATACCGTAAGTGTAAATAGCGATTGCCTTTTTCTTGGACGTGGCAGAAACACGACCAAACAGTGACTTGTACTCAGTTGCAGTCACGCCTGCAGAAATTGACAGTTCGTCAACGCCACCCAGGGCAGTGCGAATCTCTTCTCGGTACTGACGTGCGAAAGAATTCTGGTCGCCAGTGATGGCATCAGGAACAATGTAACCAACACGGTCGTTTGGTTCCAGGTTTGCAATGACGCGTGGAACTCTGATCTGTCCGTCAATACCACGGTGAATGGGATCAGCCTTGAATCGGGATTGACTCAGTCCACTGGGACCACTGAACCCAGAGTTAGCTGCGATAGAAGGACGCTGGACAACGTTCTCGCCACCGGCCTCCATAAGGTCAGTCTTGGGCCTGGAGGAAAGAAGCGTGGGGTTACCAAAGAACTGCACGTTCTTACGCATGGTACGAACCATTTCATCATGCGTACAGATGTGATTGGCTAACGCTTCAAATTCACCAACACCTTCAGTAGAGAAACCCTTGACGTTGTGGAAAATTTCTACGCAAGGAATAAAGCCCAGCGTATTTTTGAACGTTTTTGTCCTACCGAAATTTGCTTGGTAGTTGCTATCAAACGACAGCTCGCCTTCCGAGTGCGTTTCTTCAATCGTTTTGCGTTTGATGGAAAGGCGGATGTAACGCTTTGCACCGCCCCGCCCCATGGTGGCCGGACCACTTAAACTTGCGGAATCAATGTCCTGCTGGTAACCAAACCCGTTCTTGACCTTGTAGCTGTAAATAATTACAACTTCATCAAGCTCGCCATCAATGTTGTAATAGCTACGATATTCGTGCTTACGAAAGTAGTAAAGACGATAGTTGTTCTGAGTTGGACGGATGTAAAGAAGACCTTGCCCATCACAAAGTGAATAATCCCAGATTGAATCGAAGCGGATGTCGAGAGAGTTGTATTTGATTACACGGTCAATAAAGTCTTTGCGCTGATTACCAAAGTTATCTTGCACAGGAAAAAACTCGACACCCTGGCGGATGCCGAATAATTTCATCTGCGCCAGGTGTGAAGCTACGACGCCAGTGTCAATCATTGACCCGCCGTCTTTTTCAAGATACGAGTCAATAATTTCCTTGAGTCTAGACTTAGCGTCGACGGCCATTAACTATTTTCCTTTTTCTTTGACTCAATCTTAGCAGCTTTTGCCTGCTTCTTAAGGTCTAACCATTTGCCAAAATACACCAGTTCGGCAGAGGAATAAAGCTCTGGATGATGCAGCGCTTGCTTTACAAGTTTTTTAGTTTTCATAGCGTTTCCTCACGAAACAAACTTGGATTGGAACCCGGCTGGCAACTGCTCAGCGTCAGCCACTCCCTGAAGATTGCCAACAGCACCGGGTAAATTGCTGGAACCAAACGCCGAAGGGAATTTTTTAAATTTTGCGCCGGGGGGAGTGTCGAAACTTGGGTTAACAGCAAGTAGGCCACCCTGGTTACCAGGGGCTCCAGGGACGTTAGATTCTCCGCCGTAATACATGTGCTTATCTTGTTTTCCCTTATTCTAGTCCTCTAAAACTTCGTAACCAGACGCGTCATTTACCTTAGAAATTACGATACCTTCGCCGCGTACATCCCAATTCAAGACATCGCCTTCTTGCCAACCCAACTCTTCGATTACTTCATCAGGCAAAACAATATATTGATCTCCGTTTTCGTCCTCTTGTACTTCAAGGATGTAACTCATTTGGTCAAAAGCTTTTCCATCAGTTTATCAAGCTTATTATTGATCTCGCGAAAATTGTTGTGCATTTCTTGAATTTCCCTTAAGAAGTCCACCTTGAGCACGTAGTCTAGTGGCATGCGGTTGACTTGGTCTTCCAAGAGATCCACTCTTCGGTTTTGTGAATTAAGTCTTTCGCCCAGGCGGCTCATAAGCTTACTCATTGCCCAGGAGCCACCTGTCGCAGCTGAGATCACTGCCGTAAGAGCAATAGCTAAATACTCTGGTCCCACGAATCCAAGGTTTTTTAATATTCTAAGAGTCAGTAATCAAGGTGAAGCTGTCCTTTTCTTGCTAATCCAGTAACAAGCCAGACGAGAGCGTCAACACAATCGTCGTGACTACTTACGCCAAAGTTGGTAAGCTCTTCAAACATATTGGTGAAATTACGAAAACGATTGAAGATGATCTTGCGGTCCTCAAACATACCCATAATGCCACGGAAGCGAGCCAACTTATCTGCCCTGAAACCTTTGACGGGATGCCAAATCAAATTGTAAAGACCTTCATTGTTCAAGCAAACACGTTTGAAGTCTGCCTCCAGGGATGCCTGGTACTGTACGGCCTCACTCCAAATGTCGCACGTTGAATAGCTGGGGTAATACAAACCGCTTTGTTCGTCTTTGGCAATCACTGACCAATCATTCAACAACTCCTTGAGGGCATCAAGTTTTTCAAGGTTACCCATGACGCGAATACGTCGGTAATCAATGATATGAATGCGGTCGCCAATGCGACCACCAAGAATCATAACCGTGTAATCGTTTTTCTCTTTAGTGCCAGCGGAGAGGTCAACCCCAACTCCAAGGGCGTCAAACTCCGTTGCAATTTCCGCTTTTACAATCAACTCCGGAGCCAACGAAAGTTCGTTCTGCCGGATGACTTGATTCATGTACTGGAACGAGAAAGCAATTGGTGCCTGCCGTTTTTTCTCCTTCAGGTAATCCAATGACCACATGTCCGGCCAATACGATTCCTCTTCGCCAGTGATGGGATTGTTTTGAATTGCTGAAAGGATAATCTGTTGCCAGTTGTTTTGTTCGTTGAATGTTGTGGAGTGAATGTCATCGTGTCTGAAGCGAGTACCAAGACAGATTGCTCGTGCACCTTCAAACATGGTGGGTGCAATCACAGCATTCCAGTTGTCCTGCATCTGTTTCCTGATGTCAGGGTTGGCAATATCTGCGGCTGACTTAATGGCGTCATCAATCATGACCAAGTGCGAACGCTTGGAAGTCACCGAACCCTTGAGGCCTGCTGCGCAAAGCGTAAACTGTTCGTCACCTGTTACGTCAATGCCAGCAAACTTGTGATCAATTGACCAGTACTCATTACTGGTGGCGTTCTTCAGAAGGCGAACTTTAGGGAAAACCTCTTGGTATCGTTTGCTTTCAATGATGCGTTTGATGGTGGAAGATTTGGAACGAGCAATGTCAACCGTATAGGACAGATACAGAATCTGCAGTGGCAGCCCTGCGTGCGTGTGGATGCCAATGGCCCACGCCGTAAGCAGACCCAACACTGTGGACTTGGCAGAACCCCTGGGCGCCAGGAGATCCACATTGGGACCAGCGATCTTAATGAGGCAACTGCTATCCTCCTCTGTGACGAAGTGTCGATGCCAGTTGAGGTGATGAGCAGCCGGTGGTTTATCTGCTACGTATTCACAGAAGAAGCCAAAATCTTCCTGGGCTTTCTTCAGTGCTTCTGCGTTACGTGGCTTGCGTATTTGCTGTCTGCGTGCGGCGGCTTGAGCATTGCGGCGGTAAGCAAGATGCGTATAGCTTGGCACAGCAGTAATTCAGAGTATCACTGAATACTACCTTACTTTTTGTCTTCTTGTTTTTTGGCCTTTTGCTTTTGATACTTACGTGCTTTTTCTAAAGCGGCCTTACGCTTTTCCTTGTCCGACATCTCAGTGCCGTCTTCTTTCTTCGCATCTTTTTTCTTAAGGTGCGCAAGAAACTGCGGAGGAACTTTACCAGCCATTTAAATCAGTTATCTGTTAACAATGTTGTATTGCACCTCAATATTTTAAGGCAGTTATTCGTCAAGTTGCATTTTTGCCCACACACTCATGGTCGCTTCTTCCAGGGGGATCTCAATGGGATCATCCTTGAAGACGGATAGGAGTTCACGAATGGCACGATCGGCACCAGCCATTAACAGGCCTTTGCGATCTTTCATGCCAGTGAATCGGTCAATTTGTTCGATGTGACCACGAATTTCTTTTTGCATTGACGCAATGCGAGCAACGCCCGCATCACGTTTAACATTGCCGTTCTCAACATCTTCACGGAGTTTGCGAACATCCTCCTGCATCTCGTCAATTTCGTACAGAAGTTTTTGACGATGGTCAGCCTTTGGGTAATTGTTTTGCACCCAAAGCTCACACGCAGTAATGCTACCTGTATACCGCAAGAACCGGGCATACAAGTAGACTTCGACTACAGAATAGTTGTTGCTGGCGAAAGAGCAAAATGTTTCCTGAGTTGACGCATCGAGATTGTCAACCCATGAATCAAATAACTCAATATCGATAAGCTCGTTGGGCCTGCCCGTAATCCCGCTCTTCATCGCGTTGCTTGAACTGCTGGCCTTGTTCGGCAGAGCTACGTTGTTCTTCTGCGCCCTTACCGATGGTTTCACGTTCTTGTTCACCAGCAGTCTCCATTTTTTTCTTGGAAAATTCGTAAGCCACACCAGCAGCCTGGCGGTACTTGTCTAGATCAAACCAGTCATCAACGTCTGTTTGACCAGCGGGTACACTGCTTGTCATGGCTTAGATAGTTTACAAGAAAAATCAGAAGTTGGACATCATCGATGCCAGGCCCTGGGAGAAGATGTCGCGGCGACCTTCAACAGACTTTTGACGTTGTTGACGCCCCTTAGAGGCTTCAAGCCGATTCAGTAATTCCTGAAAACGATCAATGTTAAAATCTGTGGCCGTATCGGTTCCAGATAACTCGGTAGACATTTTGCAAAAGTGTTAACTAAATAAATTATAGCAATAACAAGCTATGACCAAAAACCAGAAACAAGATTTGAAAACACACTAGTTTCGCGATTTATTCTTGCGACTTCTTTGGAGCCTTCATTTTTCAACTTCTGGGTTTCTTTGTCGATCTCTCCTTGAAGGTTGGTCAACCCAGCGCTGTAAAGATACTTGCGGGTGTCACGTACGTTTTGTAGGTTCTCTTCAATTTCACTGGGAGTTCCGGTGAAGCTATCAGCAAAGTTTGGCAGCTGGACCCCAGCCCTTGCTTTAGTTGTGTCTGCGTAGCTGGGGAGAAGATTCTTGTCAAACTTGAAAGTACGTTGTCCTGTTTTCTTGCCAGCAGCGTCAGTCGCCTGCTTGCCAAACGTTGTGTCGTAGTAATTATCAAGATAGCTATTGTTGAACTTATCTTGATACTCTTGACCCTTTGCGAGAGAATCGCGAAGATCCTGGACGGTACTGTAGTAGCCCTGATTAAAACGTTCCAGTGCTTCTGTTTTTTCTTCTTCTTTAGCCTCTCGACCCAATACTTCTTTATACGCAGACGTAATGCCTGTGGCACGCCGACCAGGGAGAAGTTCTTTTGTATAGATATCCGTCAATCCAGCAACGTCTTGCTCCGGTGGAGAAAGATCATATTTGGATGCATAATCACGTAATTGTGACGCTGCATCATTGTACGAAATTAAACCCTGGCGAAGTTGAGATTCAATTCCGGAACGCATTCCGGAGTATGCAGCTGCACCAGATGATTTACGTGCCTCGGCAGCTGCTTTTTGTTCTGCTTTTTCCGTATCAGCACGCTGCTCTGCACGCGCCTCTCTTTCTTGCTGATACTTTAAATACTCAGCAAAAGTATTGTCCCTTGGAATTTCAGGGGATTTGTATTCAACTCTAGTGCCGCCGCCACCCATGATTCAATCCTCAAACGAACGTTGTGCTCAAATTAGGTCTAGCAATGGGACCAAACATGCCAGCCATAGCGGCTTCTTTTTCAGCCAGGGAACGATTTAACGCTGCCCTGTTTTCTCTTTGACTTTGCTCGCGTGCTTCAAGAGAATTTTCAAGGGCAAAACCACGTCGAGCACGATCAGAAAAAGTGGCTGATTCCATTTCAGCAAGTGGGCCAAGCTGAAACTTTTTTGCATAAAGCTGCCTGCCAAGTTCCAGGTCTGGCATCCAGGTGCCTTGTGCTGTGCGATTTCCAATTTCCTGGGCAGCTTGGCCATATCCTTGTTCGCGGCCAAGCATCACCTGCCATTTGAGCTGGTCGGCCCCAAGCCCCAGCTTTGCATTGGCAACTTTTGCTTGCGTATCAGCTGCTCTATTTGCGCCAAACACAGAAGCTAATGCGCCTGCGCCAGCCAAACCTAATGTAAGCGGATCAAAAGCCATTTTTCCTCCTTTACTTACTCCTTTGCTTAAACTCCCTGTATTTTCACCAAAAGCAACTGGGGTAAACGAATTAAAATTCGTGTTGCTAAAAGAAGAAGAATAGTTGGGAAATTCCATTTCTACAGTCTACTGTCATTCACATTAGAAATAACGATTCGGGCTGAAGTTAAACGAACCGCGTTGATAGTTTGTCAGATTAGGAATGTTTGCAGCACCCTGGGACATCATTTGCGCAATATCAGCTGCACCTTGGGCTTGAATCCTGGAAGGAACAGAGTATGCGTTAATCAACGCATTTGGTAAATCAAACAGGGCTTTGTATTTACCGGCTTCCCTCATGCGATCTTTGTCAAGTTCCTTTTGTAAATTTACAAGCTCGCGAGTTCTTTCAATCGTGTTATTTTTTAAAGCCGCTGCCAGGAAGTCACTAAAAGGATCAGACTTTTGATACATTTGGTTTAAAGCAAATGCACGATCTTCAGGACTAAGGCCCTTAAGCTGCTCAGTGTCACTTCTAAATTGTGTCAGATCAAAAG